ACAACATAGCTTGCGTATCACCTTGCCTAGCCTTCTCGTATAATGTGCCAGCGATGATAGCATTAGATTCAATCCTACCTTTGAGTAGTTCTTTGCGGTAATACTTTGCGAGAGTGTCTTCTGACATGTTTAGTAGAAGGGCGATATCTTCGTGCCTAGTACCTACTCTAGATAAATCATAAACCTCCAATTGGGTGGTCGCTAAAACAAGGTGTCGGGGTCTGCCTCTGCCTCGCTTCCCAGTAACAGCAAGGGTTTCAGGGCTTTTGGCGTTATCATCCGCTATTAATTCAGTTTGCTCTATTGTTTTTTCTTTTATGTCTGCCATGTCCTTATGCTCATTATTATTTTATTGTATATATTTTATTATGTGTATGTTACTGAATACATTGGTATAACTGCTGTTGTATATACGGTGTATATACGGTGTATAGAGGGCGTCTATACTAGATAAGATAAGATAAGATAAGATAAGATAAAAGCGGTTAGCAATGGATATCATTTAATTCATTCATAAGCCGTTTTAAGCGATTATAATATCATTTGATACTATCCTACCAGATTGCTATTAAAAGCTCACCACGAGCCTTGTAGATGCCTTCATGAGCCTCTATATCACTATTCCCTCAATATAACCCCGCTTAATATAGCCATGATATAACAATAGATTGATTTTAAAGCCGTTTAAGCCATTCATTTAATTGTTGGAGGGTTAGTACTTAATAGATTTTTAAAGCGTTTATACGGCGTTTATATACCCTTTATGAATGTTTAATCTCATATTCAGGATATAGTTATACATTTGAAGCCCGATTATAACATCCTAGCAATTACTAGCCAATGAATATCATATGTTTCAAGCAATAAAAAAGCCTCAATTAAGAGGCTTGATTATCCTATGGAGATTATTTTTTAATCATTTAAATTTAATGATAATTCCATTATCTTAATGCGAACCACCTCGAGATTAAATTGCTTTCTTTGTCTGGCTGACAATTTTGCCATTTCAGCAACCACCTCAATTAATTCTGCACGGTCTGAAACACGGTTAAACCTGATTGATAATTTATCCATTATTCACCCCCTTCTACATAAGAATCATTCAGCAGATATTTATCATCACTTACTTTTGAAACAAAGCCCACGCTTAAAGCCTTCTTAAGTAATTGGTCTGCATTTAATTCAAAGTTAAATGAAGGTGCTTGATTCAACCATAATTCTTTTTTGCTGAAATATTTCGCTGTATTGTTATCCATTATTTTATATCCCATGTGAATTTATCTTGTATACCTTCAGACTCAATGTGTGAAAATTTAATCAAAGACTGAATTACTTTAATATCCTTTTTGAGTTGAGCGTTATATCTTTTATCATCATTGCCTTCTATCCTTTCAAATTTTAGGTCAATAGCATCATAAAGTGCATTTATAAGCACCGTTTGATGGTTTCGGTTTAAAGTTTTTCTCATTTTAAAGCCCCTTTTTATACGGCTTAATCGCCGTGTTGACACATTATACCCATAATCATCCTAATAAGTAAACATTTATTTACATATATATATAAACCAGAATAAATGGATAAGCTATTGGCATGATAAAAGCCAATATAAGTAGCAATATTTCTTTCAATGTCATTTTCATTTTAAGCCCCTTTTAAATATGTATTAATTCTTTATGCAAATAATATGGCTTTAATTTCATCTCATTATGTTTCAAGTATTTCTCAAAATCATATTGCTTTTTATAAATACAGCACCATGTAAGCGAATATTTAAACTTACATTCAAACTTTCTTAAATATCTATTAATTTTATTCAATTCTTTTTTAACCGTAATAATCGAATATTTAAAAAAACATTGAGTCTGATAATCGCCCTGAAAAATAGGGTTATTTAGTTTATCTAATTCAACCTCTAATTCAGATTGATACGATTTTAATTCTTTATATGTTTTCATAATTAAGCCCCTTTTAAATAATTAGTTGATTCTGTGAAACTCCATTCCAGGCTAGAATCAAAATGGTTAATAATATAATGCCTGGCATCATATTGGCTTTCTGCTTTAAAAATCTTTATAGCGTCTTTACTATCGTTATATTGAGCAATTCCTATCGCAATATACTTATTCATTATTTCACCCCTTTTAAATATAGTTTAAATAGTTTTTTACATTCTTTGATTGAATAGTAAAAATATAATTGATGATAATATTGATTGTCTTTTATATCTGATATTGTTATTGAACCATTATAATTTTTGGTAATTGTCATTTTATACCCCTATTAAATTAAATCGTTATTAGCACAATAAGTAATAAACCTATCATAATATTTATAAATATTAGCTTCACTTATTCCATATTCTGATAATTCTTTTATATGCTCACTTTCAATCCCTGAATATTGCAATTCATAATTCATAAAAATATCAAAAGCAATTTTATAGTCTGTTTTTTTACTTTTAACTAGCTTAATATTATCACTATGTAATTGGTTTAAATCTTTAATAAAGTTTTTATAGTTTTTCTTTGGTATATATCCACCATAACCGATAGATTTATATTTGAGGTTTTTGTTTGCTAGCTTTATGAATGTATCGTTAGAAAAGGCGTAGATAACTCCATAGCTTTTTGTTATTGTATTAATGTTTAACATTATTATCCCCTTATTTAATTGTTATAAATTCAAAATGATTTTTCACAAAATTCTTTTCTTTTTCAGTTGCTACTTTCTCAAAATGAGGGTTCAAGAAATAATCCATTAATGGATTGATAGCTCTTGATTCATCAATCTTTGCTTTATGTTTATTTTTCATTTTGTTATCCTTTTTTATTCATACCAAATTGGCATAAGTCAACAGTAATTGATTAAATTGAGATTGTCAACTAAATAAAATAAAATAAATCAACAATTAAACTTATCACGTTGATAAGTAAAACCTATCAGCAAAAAAAATGAGGGCGATTAAGCCCCCAATAAAACTATCAACCTAAAAAGGAATAAAGATTAATAATTTTTCAAAATAATTCCTAATAAAAAATAATTAATAAAAAAAATAAAAATATCATAATAAAGAAAAAATATTAAGAAAAATAATCGTTAAAAAAATACCTAAAAATAATCCTATTAAAAAAAAATTCCTTCTCTTTTTCTTTTCTACTAAAAAACTATCCCATTTATTTAACATAAAAATCTCCCTATTAATTATTAATTAATGTAAAAAAATTCTGATATATCTTTTTAACATCTGATTCAGGAATATTAAAAACACTTGATATTGCGTTAATGTCCCGTTCATCATATGAAAAACACTTGTTCATTTGCTCATTTGCTTGAGAAATACAATATAAAATACTATTCATTTTTAACGTGGTATTTTCATCTTTAAATTTAATGTTCATTATACTTCACTCCCTAAATGTATTGAAATATCCCTCGTTACTTCGTCCCCACCTTTCCATTCATCTATCCTTAAATCAGGTTCATAATACCTATCGCCCACCCTTATTAAAATATTGCTATTTACATCTACATCTGGGTGTACGTCCTCACACACGCATTTCAATAAAAGTAACCGTTCTTCAAACTCTTTAATAGTCATTAGTATCGCCTCCCAAATCATCAGAAATAAAATCATCTATTACTATCGCAACATCATCAGGAATATCTGTAACATCTATTCCATGCTCATCACCTGATTCTGTAAAAACTACTAATTTCCAAGATATAATTTTCATTATTCGTACTCCCATTTGTTTGTTAATGTATTCCATATGCCAACGTATTCATATGAATCCTCAACATACTCTTCTGGTAGTTCAACATTTTGCAATTTATTTTCTATGTCCTCATCACTCATGCTGTCAGGGAATTCATATTCTAGCTGTACCGTTATTGTCCCTAGCTTCATTATTTATTCCCCCTATCATCATCTTTATCATCTCTAACATCATCAAAACATGGTTCATCGTCTTGTAATGGTCGAAGGTAACTAGGTGCTTTACCTTCAATCTCATCACATGGTGTCCAGTCGTTTGTGCCTATCATGATGTAGCCCCCTCTAATACATAAAGAGCTGAATCTGCGTTTGGTAAAAACAAATAACGTTTATCTATACTAGCTAATTTGTCATTAACAAATTCACATAGAGTTCCGTTATCCATGATGTTTATTTTTTGTGTTTTAAAATCTATTACGTGTATTAAGTTGTCGTTATTTTTCTTTTTACTTTTCATGATAATTTCCTTTTCTAGTTAATGTGAAGCTAGATTAACATGAAATATAAATAAGTGTCAACATTTATTTAATCTTTTATTTAAATACCCCGAATCATACCATTTAATAGGCTGTCTATAACCTGTCTATACGGTGTATATACAACGACTAGAGCAGATAAGATAAGATAAGAGAATATAATATAACGTTAATAACGGATAATGAATTTCTTTACCCGTTAGTTTATTAAATAATATGAACAGTGCTTGACAATTAAAATTGATGTGCTATTGTCATGATTCATTCACAAGAAAGGAACACCATTAATGGAAAATATAACAATTGATTTTGTAAGAAAAAACTTTAAGAACCAATCAGCAGTTGCTGATAAATTAAACATCAGTAGGCAAGCAGTTAGTAAATGGTTTATTACTGGCAACATTCCAAGATTAAGACAATTTGAAATTATGGAATCTATTAACAACGCCTCTTAAAAATAAAGGATAGTTATGTATACGATAAAAAATTGGGATAAGTTTCAGCACTACAAACCAAAAAATACCAAGCACCAACAAAAAATGACGTGGTATAAAATGTATGGGGCAGATATTTTAAACGACCCCGCTTACATGAAATTAGGTACAGAAGAAAAATTGTTCTTAAGAGAGGCGTGGGATTTAGCTTCTCAATTTGACGGAAAATTGCCTGATTTAGAAACCTGTTCTTTTAGGTTGAGGCAATCAGAAAATAGCCTAAAGAAAACGTACGCTCATTTAAGTGCTAAAGGCTTTTTACTGTCTAGTGAGGGTATAGAGGAAGGTTATACACCGTCTATAACCATAAAGGCTAAAGCAGAGGTGATTAAAAAATCATCTGAAAGTTTTGATAAATGGTGGATAGCTTTACCTGACAGCAGAAAAAATAATAAAAAAGGTTGTGAGCAAAAATGGTTTAGCAAGGATTTAGATAAGATAGCTAAAGACATTATGCAATGGACAACTAAAATGAAAGGTACGAAAGAATGGCGTGAAGGGTTTAATCCCGCACCTGAAACCATATTAAACCAAGAACGTTGGAATGATATTCCAAGTAAAAATACAGAAATGAGAGGGGTATTATGAGCGAGCCAGTCATTAAGGATATCGTTGAACAGCTAACTATCACCAAAGAAACGTTGATGAAGGGTGGCTATTATGAAGAAGAAACAGACTTCAAGGTCAAATCTACTGACACGTTGTTAGAAGATGTTAAGCGATATTATGCGGAAGAAAAAAATAGTGGCTATTCACTAGGGTTTCAAAAGACGGATGAAGAAGGCAACTTCTTAATACGAAAAGGTGAGGTCACTATTCTAACGGGTAGCTCTGGTTCAGGTAAAACGACCTTTCTATCTCAAGTGCTATTGAGTGTGATGGAACATACCAACGTCCTAGTGGCTAGTATGGAGATGAAGCCCGTATTGCAGATAGCTAAAATGCTTCAGCAGACAGGATTAAAAGACCCAACAGAGGTAGGTATAGAAGAGTTCTGCAGTAAGTATAAAGATAGGTTATGGCTATTCAATGCTCAAGGTACGACCACAGAAGATGATTTAGTGGCTAGCCTCCACTATGGAAAATATGTATTAGACGTTGATATCTTTGTTATAGACAGTTTGATGAAGGTAGATAGTATCGCTGAAGATGATTATGGCGCTCAAAAGAAGTTCATTAATAAAATAACCACCATTGCTAGAGACCTTAATATTCATATTTTCTTGGTAGCTCATACTAAAAAGCTATCTGATGATATGGTTATTCCTGACGCGAGCCATATTCTAGGCAGTAGCCATATTAGAAACCTGACAGATAATATTCTATGCTTACATAGAAGGAAGGATATTGAGAGGCAAATATATTTTAAAGAATTGGAAGAGGGTGATAATCCATGTACCTGTTACCTAATGGTACAGAAGCAGAGAAATCATCCATTTGAAGGAACTTTTGGACTGTGGTTCAATAGGGATACACAACAATTTAAGGAGAGACCATGAGCGTAAATGATTTTATACAGGGCATTAAAGATACCTTTGGGGCAGTAGATTTTAAAGCTACAAGCAAGGAAGGTAAGGTCTTTAAGAGTGTTGGTTACGACAAAGCCAACGCTATTATAGAGGCTAGAATTAATGCTAAAAAGTATTTCAAATAAAAGCTTGACAAGCAAAGCTTACTAGAGCATTATAATCAAAGTAAGTTTAAATTAACCTTTAACAAGAAGGAAGATACCATGAAAACCAACCAATACATACTTGATACCAATCAAGCAGACATAGAACAACAAGAACAACTACGCGTATTATATTCCGAAATAGAGAAGGCAGAACAACGCACCTATATACAAGCTTTAACTAAAGCATGTAGAGGTGAGTTTGATATGTTCGCTGAAATACAAAAATATAATAAGTCATATGGAGTAACCAAATGAGTAAGTTTAAAGAGTTAAGAAAAATAGATGTATCTAAACATGTGCAGAAGAAAGGGCAGTTTAATTATTTAAGTTGGGCTTGGGCGGTAGACATTCTAGTACAAAATGATGAAACAGCAACGTGGGCTTATGGTGAGCCAATGATGTTTAATGAAACTATGATGGTTTTTTGTACGGTAAAAGCGTTTGGTAAAGAGATGACTGCTCAACTACCCGTGCTTAACTTTAGAAACCAAGCTATTAAGAACCCTAATGCAATGGAAGTTAATACAGCTATGCAACGATGTTTAGCTAAAGCTATTGCTCTCCATGGTCTAGGTCTGTTTATCTTCCAAGGTGAAGACTTGCCTGAAGGAGACGTGCTAGAGCGTATAGAGAACGTTTTTAAGGAGCAAGGCATAGAAGAGGCACGGAAGTATTTTAATACCCTTGACGGGGCTGATAGGAAGTTAGTAACACCATTTATTAAAAAGATAAAGGATGAAAAAGATGGAAATTAATACTCAAGATTTATTAAAA